CCCCGATAAAAGGGTCAACTGGTATTTCAGTAAAGTACACGCCACTGTTGTGTTTAATTAGTCTGTCCTCTTGTTTAATACTGGCGGGGATATGCCGCATAACTTCCAGTATTTTGGTTCTATCACCAAAGTCAATGTCGATGTCTGATTGAAACTTCATAATCCTGCTGCCTTTAAAATGTCCTTGCACCAATCTGTATCCGAACGCAACTCAGTTAGACTTCGATGCCAGTAGTCCGGATCAATCCACTGCATAATCATACCAACCTGTTCTTCACTTAGCTCGTTCAAAAATTTTACACCGCTATCGCAGTTATATATTACCCAGGGACTAATTCTACCAGTACTAATATGATAACAGATCCTGTTGGAGTTACCATATCTAAAGTACCCATTGTAGTCTGTCATGCCTTCAGTTGCATCAGCATACCGTTGCATAGTCATCAAGCCACGCTCTAATGCATCCTGCGCATTTTCTTTTCTAAGGTACTCATACATCCACTCCTGGTAAAATGAATCTTTCGCCCAGTCATCCAGCTTCTTGTTGTTCTTGAGCAACCAGTTGGTAAAGTTACCAACGTGCAGACACTTGATAGCAACACAATGTCTGCCAAATTTTACAAACCCAATATAATAGGGACTGTCTACAAAGTCAGTGTATGACTTTGGTTTGCCAATCTGTGTGTATTCAAAGAAGCGCAGATATGCCTTAAGACCAAACTGCACTGCTGTTTCTTTTTCCTGTTGCCATCTGCGTTTCTTTTCGCAGATATGCGCCGAAAGCGTAACTTCTTTTTTAAATGCCTTGTTACAGTACTGGCACTTATAGGTCTGACTTGATTTGTTTAGCATCCCATCCGAGGTCTCTAGCAAGTTGCTTAATATCATCTGTGCTGTTAATTTCTGCGAGGAGTTCAAGGTCATCATCATCCAGTTCTGGGTATTGCGTTTTTAAAAATTTAATGGTTTTGTTATTATTACTGCCACGCTTTTTGAGACTAATCCATTCATGATATTGATTTCCCATGCCAGGACTAACTGTGGTAGCCAACAACCATTGTAACTTAGGATGCTTACCCAAGTCAAAGAAATTGATATTTAACCGTTCGTTAGTGGCACGCAAATACCATTCCTGTAAATCTTCATCACCACTTACGCTGCTTCCCCAACGTATCATTAAAAATGGACCGAACTTCTTTCGCTCGTCGTCTGTTAGTTCGTCATAAAATTCTCTGACTTTGCCATCAAACATGGCCATTTCATTTTTAATGCTTAACTTGTCTGTCATTTCGATTCCTGTAATAATTAATCAGTCCGTATGCGGCAATAACAAACCATACTATTTCAATAATTATACTACTGATATTAGGTTTATAGTATAAATTAATTCCCAAAAGTACAGCAACAATTAAGTTAGCCAAGTTGTATTGCCAGCCTTTGCTGTCTACTTTGCCTGCTACGTTTAGGTAATATGTTGTTAGTAAGATAACAACACCAATGTTACCAACGAAGTCACTCCAGGTGTAGTCGTAATTCATTTTTGTTCCTTGCTTAGTTCGTAAAACTCTCGTGCAGTGTCTAATAGTTCTTTAAGGCCTGGATTATTAACAGCAGCCTTGCGGATTTCAGCCCAGAGACGATCTTCCTGAACACGAGTAGCACTTTCGTCCCAGCCAACAATAACTCGTTCAGTGCCACCTAGCTCTCGACGATAAGTTATACCATCAGCTTTTTCGTAGACGTATTGTTTACCTGGAACCATCGTGCCCATGTTACCAGGCCTTTTGGTAGTCTAAGACTTCACTCTGTCGACTAATATCTTTAACAAAGTATACACACTCCGGGGAGTCGCCTTCTGTCAACGGGACTGCCAACATTTGTCCTGGTTTCAACTTGGGAAAGTACCATTTAATGTCTTGATATATATCAACGATTTCCACTTTATAAAAACTAGGACGGAAGCTGGTGCGTGGGTTAAATGCAAACGCGCTGAATCCTCTGTCATTAATGCTGGTGAGCGGCACAACTTCTAAGTCCCCCAAGTCTGGTTCACCAATCAACAGCTGCCAATCAACTGGCATTCTAATTAGATTATTATTAATGTTCAGCACCAATGCAGGGCTGTTGAAACTTTCCAGGAATATCAGTGGGATAAAATAGTAGTCAGGATCTTTTGGATCGCTGTTGTCCAGCACACAAAATCGCAAGTCCTCAACTTCATCTGGTATTTCGTCCATGTTGTAGGACTGATTTTCTAGTGTTAGTATTCTCATATTTAATTTTAGTTAAGTTATCACGTTAGTTATTATTATAGCATGTTGGCTGTGATATGTCAACGTTACTTCCATTCAACCTTCTCTACGGTGAATGGATAGTTTGCGTCTCGATAGAATACTTTGCGCTTGGTTAAGTGGCGTTTGGCAAACTTACAAGTTGACGTTATGTCCCAGATTTGCACGAAGTCTTTGTCTTGTGCTTTTCTAATACCACGTCCAATAGACTGGATAACCCTAACAAAGCTCTTTCCGGGCTCCAGCAAAACCAGATTAAAGATCCTAGGAATATTAATGCCCACAGCGGCAACACCATAAGTCGCCACAATAATCTTACCAGTACTTGTTGCAATTTCATCATATTCATCCTTTCGCTTGTCAGCTTTGGTAGTTCCATTGACAAACACTGCGCCTTCTATTAGACTGGCAATTGCCTGTCCTGCCGCAATCCTGTCCACTAGGATTAGTGTGTTGCCTGTCTCATTGATCTTTTCACTGAGCTTGGCAATATATTCCATACGAGCTTGATTTTCCAACAGGTACTTCAGCTCTGATTGATAGTTGGCATATTCGCTATGGTCCTCCAACTGCACTACGTTTACGTGACAGTTGGCCAACACACCTTGATCCTGCAGTTCACTTGCGCTTAGTTGTCCCACAACAGGACCTAGGCTGCAAAGTATACTACACTGATCCATGGGCTCTTTGGGCACGGTGCCAGTTAGACCCCAGCGAATAGGAATGTGACTCATCACACCTGTAAGCAGAGTTTTCAGTGCTTCTGCTTTTGCCATGTGCACCTCGTCCACCATGACACAAACTACACCTTCGATAAACTCACCGATAGTCACATCAGCTTCGCCTGCTTTGGTGTTCTTCAGCATGATATTTAAACTTTGCCAGGTACATATAGTATGCGTTTTGCCGTACTCTTTTCTGTCACCAAAATAAACGCCCACATCCAGTCCCAGGTTGCGATAGTCTGCTTCTGTCTGTCTAACCAGGTCTTTGTTGGGAACAATAATAATTGAACGTCCGTACTGCTCAACACTGTAACTAAGTGCCGCAGTCATGAGAGTTTTGCCTGCGCCTGTTGCAATTTCCTGCAGACACTGTGTGTTCTTTAAAAAACGATTTATCAGATCAATCTGATAGTCACGCAACACCACTGGCTTGCCTGCAATAGGATGTGTAGCGGGCCACACTTTGTGAGCAAATGTAGCTTCATTGACTTCCGCAAATTCAAAGTTAGTTTGGTATTCTCGTAGATCTTCTACGTCAATCACGTAACCGCGATTGTCCAGGTATTCCAAAATATCAGGCAACAGGTTTATGTAGCTGCTGCCACTCAGTTGGAAGAAACTTACCTTGCCGTCCCAGCGGCCAAGACGAACTGCTGGTAAGTAACGTGCACCCGGAACATCAAATTTAAATTTGTTGATCAGCGTTTTTCGATCAGTAAGCTCAAGTCCTTCTAACTTGCAGTTTACTTCATCTTTAATAATTAATTTGCATTCCAACTTTAGGATCTTTCGTTATATTTAATATCGTAAGCAGTATAATAGCATATTTTACCTGCATCACGCAATAGTATTGACTTGATGGCGCCAAACGTCATGCTGGTATAAGTAATTACGAGTGGCATGGCGCCTTGCCACGCTTTCATGCTTTTCATGTCCACGTGGATTAATTTTGTGTTTTCAGTAATGGTTCTGTTTTGATTTTTTCTAACGGGTCCGGTTAGGTATACGATCTCACTATCCTGGAACTCGCTGTTTAAATTGTTTAAATAGTTTGCACCAGTACTAGTAGAGTTTAAACTCACAATAGGAAACTTGTTATAAGTTCTGGCGTAATCTACGATGACTGAAATGTTATTGGTCTCACTACTAACATGCGTACACTTCAGCTTTAACATATCAGCATGTTTTGCTGTGGCCAACAGTTTGTGGGATATTGTATATCCTAACTCAGCAGCCATATCCAATAACACTAGTTCATTGTCTAACCCAAAGCCGCCGTGTTCCTCCACATAATTCACCATTGCAGTCGGTGCATTAGTAATAGTGAATCCATCATCAGTTTTAACCAACTCGATGCAATAAGATTGGTTTTCGCAGTCAACTATATCAGCAGCCATACTGACAACATCTGGAGATATATCAAATGACGTTGCAGTACCAAATGCACATGCCCAGTTAACGCAACTCTCTGTCAGTGCAAATTGCCATACCTTACTATCGTGATGCCATGCAACTGTTCCTTCGCTGTCGTTGGAAAACTCTTTAATTGGGCTAATCAAGTCAGTTGAATAGGGAAATTGCATGCAGAGTTTACCCTCCTTGATGTATATACGTTTGGTTCTATCCACCACACGCAGTGGCATATTAAACGGCACACTGGTGATATCTTCTGGTACTTCGACACCCAGCCGGTGAAGTTGGCGGCGATAATTTCCCACGATACGACGAGCAAGCTCTGCCTGCTTATCAGTAAAAGGATTATTGACTGATATCTGTTCAGCAAAACTGCTGACAACTGATTTATCATATCGTGCCAAACTAACTGCTGGTTCGGTTAACCATACAGCAGTAACCTGGTTAGTCAGCGACCTAGTACCAGCGATAAATTGTATATATTCTTCAATGTAGGGAAATTTAACCATAAAGTATTATAACACACAATCACGGATAACACAAGAAAAAACCCAGTGTATTTTTAGCACACTGGGGTTAAAGATTCGATACTAACATGTAATTAGTGAAGTTTTTCTTGCCAATTAGGCATTAACTTCTCCGGTGTCGTAAAATTTAAACTCTGAACCTTTGCCACTAGTGTCGTATCCATCATGTCCTTCAATATCAATACCATCATATGTAACACCACCGATCAAACTCCAGC